AAATTGGCAAAGGTAGTAAGGTTGTTGAGGGGCGTATTGATAACCGTAGCTACAAGGACAAAGACGGCAATGACAAGTATATTAGCGAGGTTGTTGCTGAAACTGTTGTTGTGTTTAGGACAGGCCAAACAGCCGCCGGCAATGCTTACCAAGAGCCACAGCCACCTAGCGAGGCTGAGCAAGTTTTTAGCGAGGGTGGGCAACCAGTTAAAAGTGCCGGCGAGCAGGTAGCCGACGAAATTCCATTCTGATGTATAGACGCAACGGAAAATACAACGCCCGCAAAACCCTAGTGAGCGGTAAGGTGTTTGACAGTAATGCCGAGGCTAATATGTACATGGCGCTTAAACAATGGGTAAAAGACGGCAAGATACGCGACTTAAAAACGCAGGTGGAGTTTACCTTACAGCCCGGCTACCGCAGTAATGGTAAGGCAGTACGCCCTATTAAATACCTAGCCGACTTTACCTTTTTTGATATTAAACAGGATAAGTACCGTGTTATTGACTGTAAGGGTATACGCACCCCGGTTTACCTGCTTAAAAAGAAGCTGTTTGGCTTCGTTAACTTGGGACAGGCATTATCAATAGAGGAAAGCTTATGAGTAAACTTTGGTGGGTGTTAACAATAGTAGCGTTAATGTTAAATGGGTTTTTACTTACACGCCTTTGGGGGCTATACTTGGTACTAGGTAATACCCAAAAACAATTAACGGCGGCCAACCAACGCAATGTAATGGTTTTGGAAATGGACGCAAGCTGTTTTAACCAAATTAAAAACAGCACTGACGGTATTATTAGACTAAAAATAAACAAATGAAAGCACGCTACGACTTAACTGTTACTTACTTAGCTGAAAACGACGAGGTTAAAACCGAAAGCTTTGAAAAGGTTATCTTTGACTATATTAACGATGGCCGGTACTTTTTTGTACAGGAGCAAGACCAAGGCAAGGAGGGCAGTAGTTTTAAGAATAAACTGCACTGGTATCCAGCCGGGCGCATTGTACGCATTGAGGCTGACTTAACCCGCACCTTTGAAACTAAAGCAGAACAGCTTGAGTATTACAAAGCAAAAAAAGGCATACCAGCTAAAGGTAACGCCATTAAAAATTAACAAACCAATGGACGGCGACAAACAACTACAATGTGCGGATTGTAAACAACCATTTATCTTTACAAAGGGCGAGCAGGAGTTTTACCAGCTAAAGGGTTTCCAAAACCCCAAGCGCTGTAAAGCCTGCCGTACCAAACGCGCACAACAGAGGGACAGATAAGCCGGCCTATTAAGCCGTGAGTGCATTTGATTTTGACAAAGATTTAGTTAGCGGGCAAAAAGCCCAAGATATTGTTTTGGGTAAACTGCATAGGAAATACCCCACCGCCAGACAAGTACCGGGTAATTTTAAGTTTTGGGATATTGAAGTACCTGAGGCTGATATTACTGTTGAAGTTAAAAACGATTTAAGGGCTGGTGAAACAGGTAACTATTACATTGAAACTAGGACTAAAGAACCTTGGACACCAAGCGGTATCAATAACACCAAAAGCGACTGGTGGGTTATTTACGACGGTGAGTGTTTAGTGTGGATTAAGACACCTTGGCTTAGGGTATTTCTCATGGGACTACACGAAAGGAAAAACCAACCTCCTGCTAATGTTAAGGACGGTTTGGTTATGTGGGGCTATCTAGTTAACAGGGAGCAACTATTTGCTTTTATAAAAATGAACTCGTGCGGCAAGATTGAAAAGTGTTAGTTTAGTTATGATATAGTGGTTGTAGCGCCGTGTTTACCGGGCAGGCATAATACGGTGGCACTTTACTTTACCGTCGGTTGGCCTTACCGCACTTTGGCTGGCCGACTGGTAGGGTAACTTTAGGTAATACTTTGATAGTATGAAAATGGCGGGCGGGGCTTATAACCCCTGATAGTAATAAGTGTTGTTTGGTAATAGCGTGCCAGTTTAGGAGCGCTTAAAAGCTTTACGAGCAAATACCAACCAGCAACCGCCAGTATTGGGTAGTTAGCTTAGGTAGCAAAGTATGTTAGCCGGCCTAACGGTAACAAGAGTGGTGTGCAACTCACCGACTACCCATAATTAAAACCGAAAACAACCCATAATGCTAACCGAAACCAACCCGATAAAAGCCCTTTCCAAACCCCTTTCGTATCACTTTCGCACTACCCCTTTCGTGCCTAAAAACGGCAAATTAGCAATATCCCTCCCGAAAGGGGAGTGGACAGTATAACTATGGATAAAACAGTATGGCCTATAAGCAAATTAAGTAACTGGCAGGATAACCCCCGCAGTATTACCGCGGAGGCTTTTGCGTTACTTAAAGCCAAAATAGTTAAGTGGGGACAGTTTAAGCCGGTGGTTATTACCCCGCAGGGCGAGGTACTTGGTGGCAATATGCGCCTTAGGGCATACAATGAGCTTGGTATTAAAGATATTTGGGTAAGCATTGTTAACCCTAAAACAGAGGCCGAAAAAGCCGAGCTGGCTATTACCGACAACGAAAGTAGTGGCAGGTGGGACGAGGATAAACTTGCCGAGCTTATTGATAGCTTAAAGGACAGTATTGTTTTAACCGACTACCAAATTGACTTGGGTAAGCCTATTAACTTGCAGGAGCTTTTGGACAAATACAGCCCTACTATTTTGGACGATATTGCTTTGCCTGACGGCTACAAGTCTGGCTTTGAACAAATTACCTTTACCCTTAGTACACAGCAGGCCGAGCTTGTACGGCAAGCATTGGCAAAGGCTAAGGATAAAGAAGTGCTGGACAACCTAGACAACGAAAACAGTAACGGCAACGCCATTAGCAAGATAGCTGAGTTATACCTTAATGGAAATTGATGTTAAACAAATAAAGGTTGCGCGCATTGACAGTACCCATGCCAACGCCTTTATACGCAAACACCATTACAGCGGCAAGGTTGTACCAAACAGCCAACTGCACTTTGGGGCGTTTTACATGGATAAGCTACATGGCGTTATGTCCTTTGGGGCAAGCATAAATAAAAAAGGCACTATTAACTTGGTTAAGGGTACGGCATGGAACGGCTTTATTGAGCTTAACCGTATGGCCTTTGATAGCTTTTTACCGCGTAACAGTGAAAGCCGGGCAATTAGCGTAGCCCTAAGGTTAATTAAAAAGCACGCCCCGCATATTAAATGGGTAATAAGCTTTGCAGACGGTACGCAATGTGGCGATGGCACTATATACCGCGCTAGTGGCTTTAAGTTAGTAGGCATAGCGCCAAACCAAAGCCTAAGGGTAAACCCGGTTACCGGCGAAAAGGTACACATAATACAAGCACACCACCTAAAGATACCCGGTAGCGTGTTTAGGACATGGCAACCCCTTATAGGATACCAGCTTAAATACATATACTTTTTAGACAAAGCGGCAGAGGGTAACCTTACTGCGCCCATGCTACCCTTTAGTGCCATAGACGAGGCGGGGGCTGGTATGTACTTGGGTAGTAAAATTACATTAGCACAGCGACAAGCGCGTGAAGCATAAAAGTAATGCGTTGGTATTCCATACCAAACAAGGCGGTGCAATACCGACCCACGCGCTCAAAGTAACAGTTATTAACAAGAATAAAACAGTAAACCTATGGCAAACCCAAACCCTGTAAGCCCTTGGAAACCCGGACAAAGCGGCAACCCTGCCGGTAGGCCACCTAAAGAGTACAGCATTACCGAAACCATGCGGGATATGATGCGGGCTAAACCTGACATAAAAGCGGCTTTGGCTACCAAGATACTAGAGCAAGCATTGCAAGGGGATAGCGCCGCCCAAAAGATGATTTGGGGGTATATGGACGGTATGCCCACACAGCCTATTGAAAACAAAATTATTGCACCTGAGCTTGATGTTGAGGCTGTTAGCCAAATTGATACCTTAATGAAAGGCGATGTTAAAACTGAAACTACTACTTGATACGGTTGAGCCACATATTGCTAGTGCTTACCTACGCCAATACTTTGATAAGCCTGAAAACATTACCGACTTTGCTTACCTGTTTAGTAGCCATATACCCACGGCGTTACCGGGCTTCCATAGCGAGGTATTAAGCCTATTTGTTTTAGGTGGGCGCATTGCAGTAGCCGCGCCTAGAGGTTTTGCTAAAAGTACCATTACCAATGTGGTAGGGGCTAGTTACTTTGCCTTAAACGGCAAGTACAAGTTTATCTTGCTTATTAGTGATACCTACACACAGGCAACCTTACAGCTTGGGGCGCTAAAGGCTGAACTTGAGGGCAACGAGCTACTTAACTTTATTTACCCAAACCTTAAAGGTAATACATGGACGGACGACACCATTGTTATTAACAGCCCTAAGGGTGAGGTGCTTATTATGGCTTTAGGTGCTGGTATGAAAATTAGAGGCTTAAAGTTTAAGAACCACCGGCCTGAACTTGCCATTATTGACGATTTGGAAAATATGGAAATGGTTTACAGCGCCGAGCGCCGGGACAAACTAGAAAAGTGGTTTAACTATGACTTGCTACCTAGTTTAAGCAAGGGTAGCAAAAACATTATTTACCTTGGCACAATACTGCACTACAACGCTTTGCTAAACAAAGTTATTAGTAAGGCTGGGCGTTATGCTGGCTGGACTACTAAGCTGTATAAGGCTTTGCAGGCAGACGGGACTAGCCTTTGGCCTAGCATTTACCCCGCTGAAAAACTTATTGCTATGCGTGATAACCCGCAGGACTCCGACTTTGTTGGTAGCTTGGTATTTGCGCAAGAGTACCAAAATGAACCACAGGACGACAACGACAGAATTATAAAAAGCGACTGGCTTAACGTGCGCTACCGTTTGGCTGAGCAAGAACACCTTTACAAGCTTAGTAACCCCGACAGTAACCTTACGTGGGCGCAAACTTACTTTAAGCGTATTGTTACCGGCGTAGACCCGGCTATTAGCGAAAAGGAAAGTGCTGACAGCTTTGCACAGTTGGTTATTGGTATTGCTAAGGATAACGGCCACATTTGGATATTGGATTACTTTAAGGGTAAGCTTGGCGACCCGCTTGAGCAGGTTAACTTGGTGCTTGATAGTTACCAACAGTGGCGTGGGGATACTATAAAAATTGAGGCAGTGGCCTACCAGCAGGGGTTGTACAACCTAGTTAGGCGTATTGGTGGTGAGCGTAACCTTTACCCGCCTATTACACCGTTTAAGCCTGACAAAGACAAAATACGCCGGGCGCATATAATAAGCACGCTATTTGCAGGTGGTATGGTGCATATACGCGAGGACAGCCCCTTTGCGCAGGCCTTTATTGACGAAGTATTGCAGTTTCCTTTGGGCGAGCATGACGACATGTTTGACGCTTTTATGAACGCCGCTGAGGAATGTGTTGCCCGCAACAGGCCTAGGGTGTTTGCACAAAAACCAAGTATATTTAAGTAGGTAAACTATTAGTGATAAACTTAATTTAAGTATGGCAGACGAAACAACCAAAAGCCCACTCATATTTCCGTACCCGGATAGCACCGACAGGCTACAAAACTACGACTATTACGAGCGCCTTTTTTTGGGTAACCACTTTGAGGCTTTTAACATTAAGGTTGACAGTGAGGCATTTAGCAAGGCTTATGCCAAACTAAGGTATGTAATGGTTAACTTTGCCGGGCTTACCAGCAAGGTTATTGCTGACTTTTTGTTTTCTGAACCTATTAAGGTTAAGGTTGAGGACGGCGACCAAGCTTTTATGGACGCTTTGGTACACGAAAACAAACTACACGTACAAAACTACGAGAGTGCTTTAAGTAACAGTTACTTGGGCGACGCTTTGTACAAGATACGTATTGGTAAACGTAACGCCAACGACGCTAAAAGCACAATAATTATTGAGGATATTACCCCACGTATTTACTTTCCGTATATTGATAAGTTTAATGTTAGGCAAAAACCCGACAAAGAGGAACTTGCTTGGGCATTTGAGGACGGCGGTAACAAGTATGTGCGTATTGAAACCCACAAGCCCGGCTTAATTGAAAACAAAATATATATGCTACAGGGCAACAAGCTTATGGCTGAGGTAGACCCGGCTAGCATTGGTATTAAAGACTTAAAACCAACCGAGGACACTAAGATTGACAGGAGTTTAATAGTACACGTACCCAACTGGAAAACCGGCAACCGCTACTTTGGTATTAGTGATTACTTTGACTTAGACACTTTGTTCTTTGCCATTAACAACCGTATGAGTAAGACGGATAACATTTTGGACAAGCACAGCGACCCAATACTTGCCGTACCTGAGGGCATTTTGGACGAGGAGGGCAAAGTACGGCGTGAAAGCTTGCACATGGTTGAAATACCTGACGGCGTGCAGGGTAGTAAAGCCAAACCTGAGTACATTGTGTGGAACGCTAGTCTAGACAACGCATTTAAGGAGGTTGAAAAGCTTGTTGAGTTTATGTTTATGATTAGCGAAACCAGCCCGGACATTTTAGGTATGGGGCATGGCGTTAGCGACAGTGGCCGTGCATTAAAGCTTAAAATCCTACGCACCATAGCTAAGGCCGCACGCAAAAAACTTTACTACGACAGGGCTATTAAAGAGGTTTTGTACACAGCACAGCTTTTGGCTAAGGCATGGAACATTGAAGTTGGCGGGGTTAAATTAAAGGGCAACCCGGTTGTACCTGAAATTGAATGGCAGGACGGCTTACCCATTGACAACACCGACCAAGTTGAGCTTGAGATTAAGCGCATTGACGCCGGCATTACCAGTAAAAAAGATGCCATTATCCGTATTGATGGTATTGACGAGGTTGCCGCTGAAACCAAGCTTAAAGAAATTAAAGGCGAGGACGCTGTTACCTTACCTAAGGCTACTATTACGCCAGCACCGTTTGCCAAAACAACGCCGCCAAAGGAATAGTAAACTTAACCTATGGCTATATATCCCAAAGAGGCACAAGTAAACGAGGAAGCTATTGCACGGCTTACCGACTTATACCAAAAGGCTTACATACGTATTGCCGGTGAAATTGAGGGGGCTACTGATTTTGGTGTAGCCAACCGTAAAGCTATACTTGCACAAATTGACGCTATTTTGGCTGACTTTAGTGGTGATGTTTATGAGTTTATTGAAACCGAAATACCTGCTATTTATAAGGTTGGTGCTAAGGACGCAGTTAACCAGCTTAGGGCGGCGGGTGCTGACATACAAGTAAAGAGTGGTTTTAACTTACTGCACAAACAAGCCATAGCCGCTTTGGTTGATGACACTGCTAGTGCTTTTGGCGAGGGCATGGCGGGTATTAACCGTACAGCACGCCAAATACTAGGCAGGGCTACTAAACAACTTATTACCCAACGCATTGCTGAGGGCTTAATAAGTGGCTCAAGTGTGCGTGATGTTAAAAACTTAATTACCGGCATACTGCAAAACGAGGGGCTTGGTGCTTTGGTTGACAAGGGTGGGCATACTTGGACTTTGGACAGGTATAGCGAAATGTTATTCAGAACCAAAATGGTTGAGGCACGCAACCTTGGCTTAATAAATAGGGTTGCCGAAAATGGTTTTGACTTGGTGCAGGTTAGCGTAAACGGCTCTGAGCATGAGGAGTGCCGTATATGGGAGGGGGAAATACTTAGTCTTACCGGCGCTACAAGCGGTTATAAAACCGTATCTGACGCTACCGCCGCGGGGTTATTTCACCCAAACTGTAAACACGCCTTAAATGTTATAAACCCTGAACTTGCCGCTATTACACTGGCTTACAACCCGCAAACAGAGCAGTATGAGTAGACAACCATTTGACACTCAAGCCTAACTAAGTTATTGTTAAGTTACAAATTATTAAAGCCAAAGTGGACTTGCCACGATAAAAAACGAATATGGCCGAAAACACACCGGGGGCAACCCCAAGCACATTACCAACCAACACAGTAGTACCACCAGTTGCACCAACGACACCTGCTACCCCACCGGCTAACGAGCCTAAGGTTTTTAATCCCGCCGAAGTTTCAGACGAGGATTTGGGCAAAGTGTTTGAGGATAAAAGACTTTGGGAACACCCAAGGTTTAAGCAACTAAACGAAAAAGCTAAACTAGCCGATAAGTACGAGGCCGATAAAAAGGTTGCGGACGAAAAGGCTATGCAAGAGCAAGGCAAATGGAAAGAGTTAGCTGAACAAAAGGAAAAAGAAGCTAATGAAAGCCGTGCCAAACTTGAGCAATCTTTAATCAACAACAAAATAATTGTTGAGGCAAGTAAGCTAGGCGTTGTGGATAACGAAGCAGTTATGGCGCTATTAGGCCGCGACAATATCAAATTAAATGATAAAGGCGAGGTTGAGGGCGTTGTGGAGGCTTTAACTACTTTATTGGAAAGTAAACCGTACCTTAAAGGTACACCAAGCCAACCAACACTTGGTGGAGGCACTAACCCCGGCGCACCGGGTAACACCGCCCCTAAGAAGTTTAAGGCAAGTCAAGTTAGAGATGTTGAGTTTTACCGCGCTAATGAAAAAGACATTATGCAGGCAATGAAACTTGGACTTATTGAAAACGACTTGTAATAAGCGCCGGTTGGTAAACCTATTATAAAAACAATCATATAAAGCTTATGGCTAATGTTCTAAACAACACAACCAACGCTCAAATGATACCTACAATCATTGCCCAAAAGGCTTTGGCAAAGTTTGGTTCGTACATGAACCTTGCCAAAACGGTTGCAAGAGATTTTGAGTTTACCGCCGCTAAAGAGGGTGCTGTATTAAGTATCCCCAAAAGAGGCACATTAACAGCTAACGACAAGGTTGCCGGTTCTGAGTTTACCCCTCAAAACCCCACGGCTACCAACGTTACGGTTACCCTTGATAAACACAAGGAAGTTACCATCATTCTTGATGATGTAACCGCCGTCTTGGAAAACCAAAACTCCTTGGAGGGTTATGCTGAGGACGCCGCTATCGCACTTGCTGAAAGTGTTGAAACCGCGCTATCCGCGTTGCACCCATCGTTAACCAACACGGTTACCTTTGACGCAACCAGTGATGCCACAAAAGATGCATCAATTTTGGGTGTGAGAAAGTTTTTCTCCGACCAAAAAGTACCTAAACTTGAGCAGAAATATGCTTACGTTGACAGTACCGTTATTAACGAACTTTTGGAAGTTGATAAGTTTGCCCGCGCAGACGCGCTTGGTAAAGCAGGAGTCATTGAAGACGGTGCTTTGCTAAACATTTACGGCATTAACTTCTTTGAAAGCCAAAACGTAGGTATGTCTGGTAGCCCGGTGGCTTACCACAACATGGTTTACACCAAAAACGCCTTTATCCTAGCTAGTAGGCCTCTACCCGATGTGCCGGCTGGATATGGTGCAGTAAGTGTTGTTATTAACGACCCGAATATCAACCTTGGTATTCGCGTAGTTAGTTCGTACGACGCTAAACTTGGTGGTATGCAAATTACCTTAGACTTGCTCTTTGGTGTTGCTATCCTAGACCAGCGCAGAGTTGTTGAGCTTGAAAGCTTCTAAGCTTTAGGCAAAATACAGGAATTACCCCGCTTAACCGCGGGGTTTTTCTTTATACTGGTATGTATGGCAACCTGCATTAACCTTTATGAAAGAGTCTGAAAATTGGATTGAGCGTAAAACAGGGTTAACATTAAAGCAAAAAGAGTTTTGTAGGCGTATGTGGGCTGAGTATTTGGGCGGTGAGGCTGAGTGCATTTTTCCTAAGTTTGTTAGCTTGGAGTTTGAGGGTGTTTATGACGACTGCCGTGCTAGGCCGGTTGAGCTACACCATATAGTACCGCAGGGCTACAGTAAGCGGGTGTTAAACACCAACCCCGACGTACCTTGGAATGTTGCACCTATTTGCCCTGAACACCACCGCATAGGGCAACCCGGTAAGCCACTTACAAGGGCTATGCAGGAGTGCATACATATAGATGCCGCCGCGGCCAAAAAAGCATACAGGGGGACAACCAAACCAACCAGCTTTGACAGGCTTATGGAACAGCGCAAACGCATTACGGCTAGGGGCGAAAAATACTGGTATGACTTGTGGGACGAGTATTTACAACTTATGGCTATGGAGGCTTACCAAGCGTATGCCTACAACCACCCTGAGGACGAATGGCCGGTACGCAGTTACTAAGTTTTGACTTTTAATTGTAAAGTGATAGTGCTATTATTGTTGTATGCCCCCATTCTATTTAATTAATCCGGCTGGACGCATTGTAGTTTTTGACAAGGAAAAAGAGTTTAAGGAGTTTGCGGGTATGGCAGGTTTTACTTTACCCGGCAAAGAGCAGATTGATAGTTTTGTAAAAGCACGCACCAACACCATTAACGCCATGAAAAGCCAGCAAACAGGCGAGGGTGTTTATATGGCTACAGTTAGCCAAGGCGGCAAGGACGGTTACGGTGTTGCCAGTGCAAAGCTTATGGCTAAGCTTACCGAGCTTGGGGTTAACATAAGTACCCACTACAACAACCAAAAAATAGGCTTGTTGTTTCACAGCCCCTACACAATGGCAAAAATGGAAACGCCTTTACGCATTATTTACACAATGTTTGAAAGCGACAAAATCCCCGATGACTGGACACCTTACCTTAAAGAGGCTGACAAAGTACTTGTACCGTCAACTTGGTGCAAGGGTGTGTTTGCTAAGGCAGGTATTGCGGCTGATGTCGTACCTTTGGGGTTTGATGACAGCGTTTTTACCTACAAAAAACATGTAAACAAACGCAAAGCTAAAAAAACCTTTACTTTCCTGCACTACAACGCCTTTAACATACGCAAAGGCTTTTTAGAGGTATTTAAGGCTTTTACTGAGGAGTTTGACGCGGCTGAACCTGTTGAGCTGGTGCTTAAAACAACCTTAGGACACATACCGAGCGCTATACCCATTAACCCAAGCCAGTACCCAAACATAAAAATAATTACCGGCGCTGTTACTGACACCGACTTAGCCGAGCTTAATCAAAACGCCGACTGTTTTGTATTTCCAAGTAGGGGTGAGGGCTTTGGTATGACGCCTTTAGAGGCTATGGCTTGCGGTACACCGGCTATTGTGCCAAACGCACACGGCATTACTGAGTATTTTGATACCGATTATATGTACGAGGTTAAGGTTAAGGAAACCTGCCCGGCTATTTACAGCCGTTATAAAGGGCAGGACGTTGGTACTATGGTGGTTTGTGATGTTGACGACTTGCGGAAACAAATGCGTTATGTTTACGAACACCAAGACGAGGCTATTGAAAAAGGCAGAATTGCCAGCAAGTACGCACTTAACTGGACATGGGATAAAACCGCCACAATACTTAAAGCCGTTTTTGACAAGCAACAGGTTAGTGCCGTTGACAAAAAACCATTAGGCAACATACTTAAAGTTGAAACAGTTATTTAATTAGTAAAAAATATGGCAAAAAAAGTTATACCAACACACGACCCAAGCGAGGAGGTTTTTAACAACTTTGACGACAAACAGCCTAAAGAGGACAAGAAAATAAAAGAGGAAAAACTAGCCAAAGAAAAAAAAGCTAAAGAGATTGTTTTACAGGCTGAACAAGCTGAGGTGCAGGTAGCCAATGTTAAGGCGGCCGAAGTTAAGCTTAAATACCGTTACTACTGCGAGTTTTGTAGTAATACAGGCTTTTTTGGTGAGTATAAAGCGGAGGGGCTTGTAAAAAGATGCCAAAGTTGCAACAAAACAATTTATACAAAGATAGCTAACTACCTACCAAACAACTAAAAATGCGACTCAAATACACCGGGGCGGCGCGCGATTATAGCGGTTACGGCGAGGCAAACAGACACGATATTGCCGCCCTTAACGCCGCGGGGGTTGATTTAACCCTTGAAGTACCACGCTACACACCTGAGGGGGCTGACTTTGGCAAACTTAGCGAGCTTGTGGATAACTTGGAAAACAAACCAATAGGCTACTACGCCAAGGTTATACACACCACCCCTAATGTTTATCCACAATACTACGAACCCGGCAAATACCACATAGGCCGTGTGTTTTGGGAAACCGACAAACTACCTGCCGACTTTATTAAGGGACTTAGTTGTGTTGATGAGATTTGGACTGGTAGCGAATATAACAAGCAGGCCATAATTAACAGTGGGGTTGATAAACCTATTTACATAATCCCCCAAGCTATAGACACATCACTTGACATAAGCAAAGTTGAGCCTTACATGGTGCATTACTCCGGCGACTTTAAGTTTTACAGTATTTTTGAGTGGACTGAGCGTAAAAACCCTATGGCTTTGCTTGAGGCTTACTGGCGCGAGTTTGAACACGATACCAAGGTTAGCTTAACCATTAAAACTTACGTAGATAACTTTAACCCCAACAAAAGGCTTGAAATTGACAGCCAAATTAAGCGGGTTAAAAAAATGCTTGGCCTAAGCCACTATGCACCTGTATACCTTTACCGTGAGCTTATGGATAGACACCAAGTTTACCGTTTCCACAAAACCTTTGACTGCTTTGTAAGCGCCCATAGGGGCGAGGGCTGGGGCTTACCGCAACTTGAGGCTATGTTAATGGAAAAACCCATTATAAGTACCAACTGCGGGGGCGTACACGAGTACCTTACCCGCCAAGAGGCTTACCTTATTGACTGGACACCTACGCCGGTGGTTAACAACCGTAACAAACAGTGGTACACACCCGACCAAAATTGGGCAGGGGTTAATGTAGATAGTTTGCGTGCCGCCATGCGTGATTGCTTTACTAATAAAGCCAAGTCAAGCGCAATGGGTAAGGCTGGTGGGGCTTTAGTTAGGGAACGGTTTAACTTTAGCAGGGTGGGCAACTTAATGCGTAATAGACTTTTAGAAATTATTAACCCTAAACTATAAGTATGTTTTGCAAATGTGGATGTGGACAAAAAACACCAATATCGCCTAGAAATAGGTACGATTTAGGCCATGTAAAGGGTGAACACATTGACTACCTAAAGGGGCATAAGTGCAGAGGTAAAAAGATGGTGGATAGGGGTACTGAATGGCGAAAAAAAATATCAAAAGCCATGATGGGCAATATCCCATGGAACTTAAATAAAAAATGGGACAACGAAACAAAAGAAAAAATGAGAGGTAAAAGGGACTGTATCTTAGGCTCAAACAATCCAAACTGGAAAGGTGGCATTGACATTTTAGTAAGAGGTTTAAGGCGTAGCAGAGATTACCGGCATTGGAAAACAGCTTTACTAAAAAGGGATAA